TTTATCTTTAATCTTCTTTCTGAAATCTTGCCAGATGCTATCAATTACATTTAATTTAGATTGTGCTGTTGCTAACTGCCATGTGTTTGGATTTTGATTAATTGCATAAAACGCTGCTCTATTTGATGCTACAAGAGCTAACCATTGTTTATAAGAAGCTTTTATTGTTGCATAATTTGCAACTAAGCCAATTCCATTGCCTGCCACTACTTCCATTTCAGACTCAGCCATTAAAATCCAGTAATTAGTATTAGCCTCTAAGATTTGTGCAGCTGACGCATTAGCGCCTATTGCTAAAAGAACTTGTGCCGAAGTTGCCAAAGTTCCTGAATCTGTCATTTTATTTACTTATCCTCAGTTTTTGTATTTCTTTAGTTAAATCTTGAATAGCTTTTATCAATAAATAATCTTTATCTTCTAAAGTAAAAATAGTTTCTTCTCCTTCTGTTGGTTTTGTTGTGGGTTTTATATTTTCGCTCATATTTTAATAGAGTAAACAGAGATATTTAAATCTTTGTATTTTATAGCTAAGGCAGCTCTTATCAATCCTTCAGGTATATCTGTGTCAGTATGTCTTGAAGCTCCTATTTGTAAATGACTTCTCCCTAAGCTGTCAGTTGTGTAATCAAACCTTATGGACCTTAAAGAAAAGAAAATATCATCATCATCTAATAAATGAATTAACTTCTGTCTCATTAAACTTAGAAATAAAGTATAAAGTTCTTCTTTTTGATATTTTATTCTTTTCTTGTCTCCTCTGTCTTTTACTTCCAAACTATTTAAAACTCCAAAGGTTTTATTCTTAGTTTGGTCGTTTCCCATCAAGAAATCATAAACCCCCAATCCCATTCCCTCATTATCAATAAATATCTTCTCAAAGTTATATTTTGTGTCTAAATTTAAAATAAAGTCGTAGGTTTCATTGAGTTTAGTTTTTTGAGTGCTTATATTGTCTCTATGATAGAGTTTACCGTTTAGTTCCTCAAAAATTTGAAAAGTGCTGCTATCATCTCCCATTCTTGCTATATCTGAGCCAAGATAGTAATTTTTATTAGGAATTATGTCTGGAATGGTTGCTCTTGTTAAGGTTTGTGTCTCTCTTATTAACTTATCCTTAAACCATTGCATTTGAGAGTCTGCAAATTCCCCCCGATACTCTTGAGAGTAGGAAATTTTAGACATTCTCTTTTTTTCAGCAGCTAAGAAGTCCTTGTCTTGTCTCGGGCATTCTTCTGAAGATACATGAAATTTCGTGAAGGTGTCATTATCAAAACAATCATAAAAGTAGTTATCTCTACCGAAAGGGGTTGATAGTAGAATAATTCTCGCCCCTTGTTTAATTCTGGTAGAGATAGAAGGAGTTAGAGCGTTATAAACTTGTCTTGGAATGAATGCTGCCTCATCTGCAATTAATAAATCAACTGTGTAGCCTCTAATTCCTCTGGCATCTAAACCTGTGGGTAGGCAGTAGATTTTGGTGTTATTTGATAATTCCAGTTTAGTTTTTGTTTGATATTGTCTTCCTTTCTTTAAAAATTTTTTATAATTTGTTAAAACAAAATCAAAAATTTTCTCAAAAAGTAAATATGCTTGTCTCTCTGTTGAAGCTATGACCATTACAACTTTTTCGGGGTTCTTAATTGCATAGTCAGAAACAAGTTTGGCTATAATTGTAGATTTCCCTGTCTGCCTCCCTGAACGAATAGCAAGGTTTCCCTTAGCATTCATCACATCTTGCTGCCACTTATCTAAAATCATAAAATAATTAGGATAAGTGGGTATTTAAAATATTCTAAAAAATGTGTTTGATAGCACCCCCCCCTTTCCCCCCCCTTAGATTTCAACGTCGGGGTGTAACTATTACTGAGTAGCAGAAGTGACACCAATAGTCCTAACTTAAGTTATTCGGTAAGGAGGATAACTGGACTGCCCCACAGAACCGCTAATTAAAAGCCTCCCCTTCCCTTCCCCCACATTTAAGCCACGCACTGAGAAACTATCGTATCCAGAGGAAACAGAGGTTCATTAGACCTCTGTTTCCTGTGGATTGTAGGCTAATGAGAACCAATTATATCACTTTAGGACTATGAATAGTTACTCTTAACAGATACTAACAATCATTACTACACAGAAATCGTAGATTTCTGAAGTAAGTAAATTATTTAAATGTATCTGTTAATGGTAGTATTCTGTTAAGGATAGTATTCTGTAAAGGTAACAAATGTTTAAATAAAAGTTAGTTTAAGCTATCTCATACTCTTAATGATTAGCAGAGTTAAATAACCTCCAATGCAAAACGCTGGGAGAGATGGAGAGCCAGTAGAGTCTCATCAGGTTGGATACATACATATGTATCCTGTTCTTTAACTGATATAATCAATTAACATAATCATAATTCTATTATATCCTATCAATTATATCAATATCCTATGTATGTATGTATGATTCCAACAATACATACTTTTTCTAATCTATATTCTCCAGAACAACAATACATATAAAGCACATACATATTCAATACATATGTCTAAAACACATTTGAACATAACCATTGACGAAGAAGTGATAAGAAAAGCAAGAAAGAAGTTTCTTAATATCTCTGAATCAGCAGAAGAAGGGATTAAAACAGCCTTGGGAATTGAAACAGTTGATATTCAAAAGAAGGAGAATGAAGTTTGTTTTATCTGTAGCAAACACTATCCTTTCGCAACTGCTGAGAAACCAAATGAAGGATTATCTTGGATTTACCCTGATGAGAAATGGATTTGTCATAATTGCTTAAGAAAATTATCTAAGCTATTTGGTTAAATCTTTTATAATCTTAATTATATAAGTATATAATCTTACTTATATAAGTAGTATTCTTATTCTTTCATTTTAATATAAGTGGGGGGCTGTAGAAAAAGGAATGAGAAAAAACCTTTTGTCACCAGCCTTATCCCCAAGTGTGACTATTAATTCCAAACTTCTTCTTTCATTCCGTGTTGGACTATTTCTTTTTCTGTTACTTCTAATAAACCAACTACTGATAAAGCTTCTATCTGCTCATACAATTCTTTAGTTGTGTTATAATAAATCTTATGCCTACTTGCTGGTTTCCCAAACTCGTAAGAGTGAGGCTTATCTTTATAATTAATAACTTCTGAATGTGGAACCACACCAATCTTAGTTTGCTGTGCTTGAGCTGTGCTTTGAACAGGTGGATTTTCTGCTTTCTGTTTAGCTTCATACTCTGCTTTCTTTTCTGCTCCGCATTTATCACAATACTTTCTCTTATCTGGATAGTTTAGGTTTGGCTCATAACTAAAAGGTTTACCACATTTTGCACATATTTTATTGACCATTTTCTTTTTTACCCCCTTTCAATTCTATTAAATCTTTCTCTGTTAAATTAAAGAAATCTCTAAATTCTTGAAATAATCTGTGATGAATCCAAAACCAACATTTAGATTCTTTATGTCTATCTCTCCTATCTCTATAATATTTACATCTCTTAATTGCTTCTTGTTTTAAATTTAAACTACTAACAACATAATTACAATGTTGCATTACTCTTGGGTCTTCTTCCAAATCTTTCAGAGTTCTTAGTTTCATTTTAAATTTCCTACATCATTCATTTTATTTGTCATCTTTTTAATCTCCTTTAAATCCTTTTCCCGAATATAAAACAAATTCTCTATTGAAATAAATTCTAATTCGGTTTTAAGTTCTTCTTTTGTTATAAATTGTCTTACTTTATTTTTCATTTTTTTACCTTTTTTCATATCTTTTATAATATAGGTCATATCATCTGTAATAATATTTAATTTTTTTATTTCTCTGTCTTCCCATAACATTTTTTCTATTTTCACAATATCTTTCAAAGTTTTAAGTTTCATTTTAAATCTCCTGTAAGTTTATCAATCTCTTCATTTATCTTACTCCAAGCCAATGTATTTTTAAAAGTTATTTCTTTCAATTTCTTAATAAATTCTTTAATCTTATTAATTGTTCTTTCACTAACTAATGGATTACCTGTAAGTTGTAATTCTTGACTTAAATTAAATTCTTTCATTTTACATTTATCTCCCAATCTTCAGCTTTTGCTATGATTTCGTATTCTCCTTCTTTAAAATCTTCTTTAGAAACATTAGCCAATTTAAACCAATCACTTCCATCAGAAAATTTAAGTAAAGCAATTTCCTCATCTATTAAACCTAATCCAATAGCTCCATCATCAAACTTAATCAAATCTCCAGCTTCTGGAATTTCTTTATTTTTGTTTTTTTTATAATT